GATACTTGTGAAAGCAGCGTTGGCCATCGGTTTGAATTTCCCTCCTAATTCAATGATACCGTGACCTAATGCATCTAGATCTATCATCTTCTTGATACCTTCCTTAAATAATTCGAACATTTGTTTATCCAATGGTTTATCGGGTGCAGGTGCTGGCTCCAATGAGTTGTCGACTATATGTATAGCCCTCGATAAGTCCAAATTCATCTGTCCGACCCTCAATGCGTTGTTTATCAAGTATTCCACTATAGTCTTTACTGTTGACCTAAAATCGTTAGACATGTCAAGCTTAGTTACTAAGTGTCCATAAATTGGCTGTAATTTCCTCCGTAGCGCTATCGAGCGTTGTGTATATCTCATACTACTTCCTTTAGCTGCAGTTGCTAATCTCAGTATCTTGAGATATTCTCCCGGTGCCTTGTTCCACACATCATAATATAAGAACATTGCTGCTAGCTTCAAGTCTTTCCCTTTCTTAAGCGCTACTGATGGTAGTTCCACATTGCTTTCTAGCAAATTAGCATGAATCATCTCTATAGTCACATTATTCTCTTGACCTGTATTCTTAGCGTAAGAGCATATAGCGGCAAAGTATGATCTAGCTGTAGAGACCGGGTGATACTGCCTCAAGATCGCAGCACTCGTGATATTCAGCTTGGTTACCTCACACATATACGCACTGCCATACGTCCTAAGAGATTCCCATAATTCCGCTATTACTATAGGGTCTGAGCTGAGTGCCCCCGCTAGATAATCATCTATGCTCCGCTGATCGTAGAATGCTTTCAGTGAGTCGTGCGTTGCTGCCTCTGACAATGCATCATATAGTCTCTTGCTAATGGCTGTGGTCTTGTATTGACTATATAGACTCCTAATTTTAGCAATCCATTTGTGCATCATGTCCTTATCCATCTCTCCGATGATCTCCAGATGGCCTCGTGCAGAGAGCTTTGATAAGCTAGTTTCAAATAGGGTAGAATTCATTTTGCATCTATGCAACTTCTCAATCGAGCAAGGATTCCTGATTAGCCATACACATTTCCCAAGAAGGTACCTCTGCCACACGTCGTTAGAGTTGTCTAAGGCCACATCGACTGCTGCACCCTCAGCTTTTCGCATCAAGATGTAATTCGCAGGTGATTGTGAGTATGCATTACCTGTTACTAGCAGCTGAGAGGTAATCCTCGATAGAGATTCATGGGGAGCTAGCTGTAGGGACTTCACAAATTTATCATCGAATCTGCATAATAGATAATCACTTGAATTCAAGACATTGAAGACAAGATCACAGAATGCTTTATGATCTTCTTTGACATAAGAGAGGTCTATGATTGCAAATATCTTAGACTGCTTATCGTGACCTTTGGTATCTAAACAGGCCTTCATCTTTGCATCTAAGGATACCATGGTCTTAACGTCCAGCAAGTCATATGATTCCTCCATGATTATGCCGCTGACAGAGACTACACTGGTATATTCATCGAGCCTTCCATACGCAGTGACTCTATAACTATTATCCAGGAATGCTAAGCAGGTTTCTCCTCGACCAGCAGTAAGATCTACTATGTGGTATTCTTCTGGCTTTATTAGACTGCTCTTAAGTAGCTTGCATATGCTATTCATCACGGTGTATGTGTCTGACCCAAGTGGTGATTCAAAGATGCTGATATCCCCACAGTTATGAGACACTTTGTAAGTTAGGCTGATCAAATCAAGGGTAGTTGGGTCAATAAGTGCGCCCTGCAAGTTTAATGAGAATGACCTCACTGGGTGATAATGCTCAATATCCCTGTCAATCGACTCTGGCAGAATAGGATTCTCTTTTAGAGTCTTAACTATACTACTCTCAGATATCTCGATGACTTTATTATACTCTCCAGCATATGCAGCAAATAACTCTGACACCTCAGTACATGCTCTTACGACGTCCTCCTTTCCCATTTGACTAGTCAGCAAGTTGAATAATAGCACTTCATTATTTCTGTTCTCATCGAATAAATTGGGATCATAGATTGCTTTCTCGATGATAGAATAAGTAGCCGGTAGATCTATATCATAACCTGTCTTCGACTTTCTGATGACTATGCAGTTGCTCACTACATAATTTCGTACTGCAGCATTCAACAATTCATATTTTTCACGATGCAATATGTTCATGTCTGCCATTATGGTTGCCTTGTTATTTGAGGGCAATAGGCCATTCATCTTCAATGCAGAAGTAATTCTATCGACTTGTTCTAGACAACGTTTGTATGCATCATCCCCTTCAGTGAACTCTTTCAAATATTCAGCTTTGAAGTATCTTGCCTGAAGGTCATCTCGCATATCTCCTATGGATTTCTTGTGATCCCTCACTGCCTGTGAATATCTGTTGCGAAGATAGCTCACTATTTGTTCAACTGTATTAAAGCCATCTTTCTTAAGCAGGTCATTGTGTTTATCCAAGAACACCGCCCATGTAGACTCAGACCAGATGCGAGATAAGTCCCACATACTAGACCTGAACAACTTCTTGCTGTGCTCTATGATCAAGGATGCTCCTACATTATCCGTCAGGATCTCAATCTGATCTGTTAGCACTAGTTTCGGGACTACTGGGCGTAAGTCACCTGCCTCTATGGCAGAGAGGTTATCGGAAAGCCATCTGATCCTTGTCGGTCGCTCTTCAGCAACGTTCACTAGTGAAATAGACTTATACCTGCTCAAAAAACATTTTGGCTTAAGTGACACATATGAGAATTGGACATCACGGACTAATACACTCGGTTTCACTCTCCAATCTGAACTGAACTTATAGATTTCATTTATGCTCATATTAATGGCTTCAGACAGTATAATCCTCAGTTCAAACAATGAAAAATGTAAGTTTGAATCCGCTAAATTCAATCTCTGCATTTCTCTAGTGTTCCAGGTAGTCCTGAATTTGGTAGTGAAGCTTGGTAGTGAGCGCACTGATGCTACAGGTTTACTATCTAATATCGGAATGCGGTGCATAACTTCACTCCTTGCACACAGCGGGACGTGTGACTTATATCTCTCAAAACAATCAAATCCTAGCGTTGCCAAACACATATCTGCACAATTAGAGAGATTTGTAGGCTCCCTGATATTCTTCTCATAGTTGATTGGATCAGATCGATAGATTGCCCACTTTGTTATGCTGATTAGCTTGATCATAAGTGCTTCATTGATAGAAGAAAACTCTGCATCTTTATCCCTAGTTTCACCCTTATATAATGCTTCTGTGCCAAATAGCGGTGGTAGATATCTACTTATTCCGCCGTCAAAGATTATGCCAGCTGTGGAAGTCTGCTTGATGTGCCAAGTATCTGTAACAACTTGCTCTAAATATTCGTTCGGTTCAGGTTCTATCATTTCTAAGAATTTCACTCCTGGGTAAGCAATGGCTCTTGTCCTGTATAAATATTCCTGAATTGTAACATCATTGTTCAATTGGCCGAGACTGAAGTTTGGCCTCTGCAATAGGTTTCTGGGGCCTGTGACCACAACTTGTGATGATTCTTTGACTAAGCGTTTGAATTTCGGGCATGCTCTAAGAACACTAGATGTGTTCTCTACCTTTCGTATGATCTTATCAATTATGAGGAACCCATTATGCTCTGCATAAAACGCAGCCATTCGGAATGTGAATGAACCACGCAATTGGTCTACAATGTCCCTGCACAAGTTAGCCTTATGCTCGTAATTCTGAAACATATTCAATAATTCCTTATTCTTACAATTCGCCTTGAAATATGATAGCAAGCTCTGCTTGATCAAATCTTGACTGCTGCGGTGCCTGCGACCCTGGGGCCATTCGGACTGACATAGGCTCAACTCTTCTGTCTCGACCTCATAACTAGAATCTGGTTGATTGCCTGGCATGGGTACCTTGTCAACTACTGTCTTTCCTTCATTCCACGTGGCCCGACTGAATCTGCCCTTGATACCAGTAACATAAGTTATAAGCAGATTCACTAGACTTGTTGCTGCCGCGCTATGTTTCACTGTATTTCTGAGGATGCCATACACTCTAGACAACGAATCTGTCATCCCAGATAATGCAGATTGCTCTAATGTCAATGTGCCATAACCACCCTTCGAGCTAGGGAATACATGGATAAGGAAGAACAATATTTGAAATCCTTCTTCAGACTCCAATAACCTAATTAGATCGCTGCGGAAAGCATGAGCCTGATCATCAGCTAATGCTCTGCTAGATACCATCATCCTGGTATTGACCAAGTATTCTCTGATTTTGTCAGGCCCATATTTCTGAGAAAGCTTCTTGATATCATCTATGATCCATACTGGGGGATTAATACCGGAGTAATCAAAATTGGTTTTGTACAGATTGATGAATTTTTCACTAAATAGTCCACACTCTAGTACTTGTATATCAATCTTCGTGTTAAAGCTACTGCAGAATGCACGTAGTGTTGTCTCAATTATTCTTACCCATTTCAAGTAGGTTATAGCTTGCACTGAGTTAGAGAGTTCCAATGCACTGCTGGCTGCTGAGGATATACTAGCAACCTCTAAATCATCTGCCTGAAATAGCGAACTACCGCAGTTTGATATGGATAGCATTCTTTTATACGCAGCAGATGCTCTGATTCCTTTCGCATAGTGTTGCCTGAGCATGGTAATCCGATACTTACTGACAACTGTCTGCGAGGCTTTAAGTATCAAACCGAATCCCCTAAAATGGTCTTGCAATTCTTCTAATTTTTCATTAATAATGGACTGAGTAGGGTTGACCAAAGTGATAACTGCAGATATATCATCTGAATAGACAGCTTCCTCCACTAAATCTATAGTTGTCAATTCAGGTATCAGTTTAACTACTAGTGTGCTATGCAGTGTCCAGATTGGATTATACCAACCTTCAATCCCTCCCAGTTGCCCTTCTAGACTGTAAGCATCATCTGTGTGAGTGAATGCATAGAATACATGAAGGTTGTTGAACAATGTGGCAAGTGACGGAAATACATCAATGTTGTATATCAGGCCGATAGATGTTATGAGGTCCATAGTATTTCCAGGCTGCATCGATTGGTTGTGACCTTCAATATCAGCTAAGAGACTGTACTTATCAGGGTCAAGCAACTTTTGCGCCATCCTGTGTAGCTTCATCTTTCGCTTCTTGTCTGATTCAGTTACTAAATTTCCATCAAAGTAGCTCAAGACGTGTTCGCAATGACGCATATATCTTGAAATCGTCTGCTTACCTTCTACTGTAAACATACCGAATAAGCGGCCTTCTAATTTCTGCTCTCGTTCTTTCTGTTTAAGCATGGTGGCATACTGAGTATCATATGCGATTTGTCCTTGATACATGTGGTTGATGCTCTGTGGATTCTTTGCTCTTGCGTGAGTTTTTGGCATCTCCCAATAGCCTACTTTCTCTTGACGCATTATGTAGTCTAACTCCTTCACAGAGCACTTTAGAGAATGGTCCCCAGCTTTCAAGCAAGCTCGCTTATCTTTGGCGTGTTCTATAGGGTTGCCTGTGAATACAGAGTCCTCTGTATCATATGGTCGAATAGCATACCACCAGATCAGGGGCTTAGTTTTGCATACTGGAGATTCTTTTAACTTGAATGATAATGCCAATTCCCCATATAATTCAGCCAAACTGTGGTCAGTTTCTTCTTTTAGTGCATCAGCTGGTTGCAATTCATTATATTTCTTTGAATCAAGTAAAATCTTCGGTAAACGATTGTGCCA